GCCCATATCGGCCGTTTGATGGGGGATTTTGCCCGGCTGCAAACGAGCAGTGTGAACCGGGAGCGGCTCAAGGCCGTGACCCTGAATCAGATTGAAAAGGCGGCCAAAGAGATGCCTGGCGAAAAGATGACACCCGAGGAGCTGATGAAGCTCATCAAGGAAAAGGTATATGGAATCAGCGCTTGATCTGTATGGATATGAACGGAAATGGATGGAGGATCCCGCACGGTTTCTGGCTGGCATGTGGGCGCGGCAGACGGGGAAATCATGGTCCACGGCCGGCAAGATCGTGCTGGAGTGCCGGGAATTCGAGAACAGCAAATGGATCACGGTCTCATCCGGCGAGCGGCAGGTCAAGGAATTCATGGAGCGGGTGAAGTTTCACGGCGAGGTAACGGGCATGGCCATGTCCTGGGCTGAGGAGTCATACGGCTACCAGCACCCGGACGGGTACCGTGATGAGTACAAGGTGCTGGAGACCAGCTTTCGCAATGGATCGAAGATTATCGGCATTCCGGCCAACCCGGACACGGCCAGAGGATATACGGGCAATGTGTATCTGGACGAGTTTTCCGTGCACAAGAATTCGCGGGAGATGTGGGCCGCGGTATTTCCGGTGATTTCGCGCATGGGATTGCGCCTGATTGTGACCTTTACCCCACAGGGCAAGCAGAACAAGGCATATGAGATCTGGAATAATCCGGTCTTTGTGCGGCACAAGGTTGATATCCATGAGGCGGTAGCCCAGGGCTGCCCGCATAATATCGAGGAGCTCAAGGCAGCCATTGACGACCCGGATCTGTGGGCGCAGGAATATGAACTGGTCTTTCTGGATGAGGCCACGGCGTTTCTGACCTATGACATGATCAACGAGGTGGAGACTGATACAGCAGGGGATCCTGCGCAGAAACAGCAGGGGCCCTTTTATGTCGGTATGGATATTGGCAGGCGCCGGGATTTGACGGTGATTTTCGTGCTGGAGGAGCTGGGCGATACGCTCTGGACACGGGAGACGATCGAGATGCAGCGTGCCAGCTTTGCTGCGCAGGACCGGGAACTGGAGCGAATCATCAGGGAATATAATCCTGTCCGTGTGTGCATGGATCAGACCGGCATGGGGGAGAAGCCTGTTGAGGATGCCCAGCGAATGCACGGGACATCCCGCGTGGAAGGGGTGCTTTTTACGGGCCCGGTGAAGCTGGATCTGGCAAATGCATTGCGGAGAAAATTCGAGGATCGGCTGATTCGGATCCCTGTGAATCGAAAGCTCAGGGATGATCTGCACAGCGTGAAAAAGCTCACCACTGCTGCAGGTAATATCCGGTTCGATGCAGAGCGCAGCGAGGATTCCCACGCAGACCGGTTCTGGGCACTGGCCCTGGCCATACATGCGGCGGGGAATACCGGGATAGGAATTTCGGTGGGGAATGACCCGGATGAGATGGCGACTATGACGCGGCACCGGCCGGGAATGTTTGCAGCGGCAGGAGGTATGTTCGGCCGCTTTCGGAAAGCAGCGTAAATTAGCTCATAGCTGATAGCTGATAGCTCATAGCTGATAGGGGTAAAAATATGAGTTTTAAGGATCGAATTGCCAAATATTTCGCATCGGATCTGATTGAGCGTGAGGTGGCAGAGGCGGTACAGCGGGCCAGGGCATCGCTGCCCATTACAGCCAACTATGACCCGGAGGGCGAGGGATACCGAAGGCTGACCGGCACCGGCTCAGGGCAGCGGGACCTGCATGCATTAAGCCAGGACCGCATGTTCGAGATTGCCTATTTCATGTGGGACACCTCGGCAATGGTGAAAGGCATGGCCAGCATGGACAAGTCCTTTCTCTTTGCAGAGCCGGTAACGGTGACGAGCGATGACGAGATGGTGCAGGAGGTGATCGACCGTTTTTGGAATGACCCGGTCAATGCCATGAACCTGCGCTTTCCTGAGCGGATGATGTGGATGAGCCTTCTCGGGGAGCAGCTCTGGCAGGTGCGGGTGAACAAAAACAACGGCCATGTGCGGCTCAATTACATTGACCCATCGAATATCAAGGAGGTGTATGTCAATCGCCTCTACCAGTCTGAGCCGGTACGGATTGAGCTGATGGGCAGGGCGGGCGGAAAGGGAAAGATGCTGAACGTGATCAGGGATGACCGCAGCGTGTATTCAAAATCATACGGAAAGCTCACCGGCGATTGCTTCTTTTTCACCATCAACAAGCCCGAAAATGCAGCCAGGGGGCGAAGCGATTTTCTGACGCTCTTTGACTGGATCGACGGGCTGGAGCGGTATGGATTCAATTACCTGGAACGGGCGGAGCATCTTCTGAACTATGTGTGGGATGTGACCCTGAATGGATTTAATGAGGATCAGATTCGATCCTGGCTGCAGAACAATCCAACCCCGCAGCCGGGATCCATGCGTGCGCACAATGAAAATGTTGCGTGGAATGCAGTGGCGCCGGACCTGAAGGCCCAGGATGCCCGGGCAGGGTATGACATGGGCAAGAGCTTCATCATGGGGGCCGCCCGCCGGCCGGAAGGCTGGTTCGGGGGAGGCGGCAAGGCATACCAGACCGAGGCCGAGCAGTTCGGCCAGGTGCCTATCAAGGATCTGAGCGAGCGGCAGTTGCTGATCAAGTATATTGCTCACTATCAGGTACAGTTTGCCATTGATCAGGCAATCATTGCCGGCAGACTGCCGGAGAAGCGGGCAGAGGCCGGGTTTGTGGTGCAGATGCCCGAGATTTCTACCAGCGATTATACGAGCATGATGAACGGGGTGCCGCAGGTGACCACTGCACTGACTGTTGCAGAGCAGAACGGCTGGGTGAGCAGGGAGACTGCCACGCGCCTGTTTGCCTTCATCTGCGGGCAGATGGGATTTGAGGTGGATGCAGAGGCGGAGATGGAGCAGGCCAGGGACCGGCCGGAAGAAGGCACTGAGGATTACATAAAAAAAGGAGGAGAACATGACCGAGAAAAAGAGGAATGAAGCTGTGGACAAAGAAAAAGAGCTGGCCGAGCTTCGGGCATACCTGGAGCAGAAAGAGGCCGAGCTCGATGCCCGGGAAAAGGCCCTGGCAGAGAAGGGGCCGAGCATGGCAGCGGCTCCGCAAAAACGGCCGCTCAGCAAAGACGAGCAAAAACTCATCGATGATGGATGCAAGGCCTACGGGATTGATATGAAATACCTGTTGAGTTCCGGCATCGATCCACAGACGGGAGAGGCGATATTGCTGACCAGCGGCGGCAAGAAGGTACGCTACCAAAAAGGCATGGGCGTGGAGCCATTGAGCCCTGTTGAAGTGGATGGCATTTCCCGGAAGAAGCCGCGGCATCTCATGGGGAAGAAGAAATAGCTATAAATCGCTCCGCGATTTAGCTCAAAGCTCAAAGCCTGAAGTCTAAAGACGAATTATAACGCGGAGCTGGGAGGAATGTTATGCCTTATACTATCAAAGATCCGCCTGACTGGCTGAAGGATCTGCCCCAGGGGGCGATCAAGATCGGCGTGGAGGCATTCAACGCCGTGTATGCAGAAGATGAGGATGACGACAAGGCCCGGCAGGCGGCCTGGAATGCCATCAAGCAAACGTATGAGCAGGATGAGGACGGGACGTGGAGAGCCAGGGCGGATGAATTGAAAGAATCATTGCGCCTCATGATACGAATGGATGCGGCAGACCCGGAAGGGGCTTCATGGGAGGTGACGATCTGCGAGGCGGGATTCACGAAAAACGGCTGGTATCTGCCGGAGGACGCTGTTCAGGAAAGCGCGGCGCTCTTTGAGCGGGCGGATGTGAATATCTATGAGCTGCCGAACCGCGGGGTCACGCACGTGCCTGACGATATTGTTGTGCTGAAATCATATCTGGTGAAAAACAAGGTGGGCTGGCTGGAGACCGTGCGGTATGTGGCAGGCCAGGGCCTGAAGGCCACGCTTAATTTTCTGGATTCTGCCCGATGGCTGGGGAAGAACCTGGTTGAGGCGGCCAAGAAAAAGATGCCCATCTACGGGCTCTCGTATGATGCGGTGGTAACCGGCAAGAGGGTTGAACGGGATGGACGTACGGTTATGGAGCTGATCAAGTTCCTGATGGTGGACAGTGTGGATATAGTGACCCGCCCGGCAGCGGGCGGGGCCTTTAACAGGGCGATCGCATCGATTGCCCGCAGAGACAAGGAGGAGGTTATGAACCGAGAAGAATTACTGAAACTCATAGGCGAGAAGAGGCCGGAGCTGCTCAAAGGGAAAGATCTGGAAACGATCACCGATGAGGAGATTACCGGGCTGGCTCGCATGGCGATGGAGCCCGCTGCCGTACCTCCTGACGATTCCGGTCAGGATGGTGGTGGGACCGGGGGCACTGATATGCACCCGGATCATATAGCAACCAAGGATGACCTGGCACGATTCCGGTCTGAGATGGCCCTGGACAGGGCGCTTGAAAAGAGCGATCTGCCGGAGGCTGCACAGACACGGATTCGCTCTGCCTTTTCAGAGGACATCGAGGGCACGACACGGGTACGGATTTTTGCCGGCGAGCAGCTTGAAAAGGCCATTGCCGATGAAAAGGACTACCTGGCCAAGATGAGCGAGGAGCGAGGCAGCGGCGATGATGAGGGTGGCGTACCGGCATCGCAGGTATCCGTGGGCATCGGCACCTTTGAACGGGCATGCATGGCAGCAGACCGCATGTTCGGGCTCAGCAAGGGGGATGTGGAGACCCTGTCCCGCATGGAGACCCTGGATCACCAGCCCCTCATCGTGGATGATCTGGGCGCTGCAGGATACCGCATACGCAGTGTACAGGATCTGGGCGATTATGAAAAGGTGCCGGCATTTCGGGGCATTCGCGAGATGTACGCCTTTTTTACGGGCGACCCGGAGGTAACCGGCCGGTTCAATCGCAAGGCGCTCTCGCCCGAGCTTCGGACCAGGATGGATATCACGTCATCCACCTTCACCTATGTCCTGGGTAATACCCTGGGCAGACGGCTCGTGAAAGAGTACAAGGAGCCTGATTACCTGGAAAACCTGATCATCAGCGTGCGCAAGAGAGTGAAAGATTTCCGCACGCAGGAAGCAGTGAAGATCGGCGGATTTCCGGATCTGGCAACGGTGAACCCCGAGGCCGCGGATTACGAGGAAATTGCAGCGATCACGGATGAAGAGGTGACCTACTCGATTGTACAGAGGGGGAATATACTCAGCATATCGCGGAAGACCATCATCAATGATGATATCTCCATTGTCACCCGTGCCATCAGCAAACTGGGCAGGGCCGCACGCAGAACCCACGGCCAGTATGTGTGGGATATGTACATCGATAATGATACCTGCACGGACGGCACCGCGGTATTCACCAATGGCGGGCACGGGAATCTGGGGAGCACGGCATTGAGCCATACCACGGCATATACAGCCTGGGCTGCCCTGGCAGCTATGACGGAGAAGGATTCCGGCAAGTATCTGGGGCTTTTGGACGGCAATGTAGTGCTCAACCTGGTTGGGCCTCCGGCCATCAAGAATCTGATCACCCGGGTGGAAAAAGAGGAATTCTACTACTCCACCAACGACCTGACCGATAAGCTGCCTAACCCGCTTCTGGGCCTGATCAAGGGGCATACCCTGAGCCTGTTGAGCGCGGATGCCAATGACTGGTATCTGTTTGTGCCACCGGATGTTGCCGAGCTCATCGAGGTGGGATACCTGAATGGCAGGGAAGAGCCTGAGATGTTTGTGGCGGATATGCCGACCAGCGAGCAGGTGTTTGTGGCGGATAAGATCCGGCACAAGATCAGGCATGAATATGCCGGCGCACCCATTGATTATGTGGGGGCATACAAGGCAGTGGTAACGTAAAATACACCGGTTCAGGGGTTCAGGGAGAGAACCGCTGAACCCTGGAACCAGAAAAAATGGAGGATATGATGAACAAGATATTGAAACGATTGATGGGATTCATGGCGCTTGCCGTGTTTGCCCTGGCGCTGATGGCGCCGCAGGCCTTCGGGGCCTATCATGTGAAAGAGGCATTTGTGCGCATCACGGTGAATGCAGGGGAGACACTCGCCACCGGCGATGTGGTCATGATCAAGGATGCTGATGGCGAGGCCTACCAGGCGGATGCCAATGACGGCACTCTGAGGCCGGCGGTGGGCATTGTGGGAAGCCTGACCGGCGGGGATGGCGAGCCGGTTGAGATTATCATTGTCGGTATTATGAGCGGCTGGAGTTCCCTGAGTGAGGGCACCAACGGGTATCTCTCTGAGACCGCAGGCGAGATCGACCAGAGTGCACCATCCTATGAGCAGAAGGTTGGGTTTGCCATTAGCACCACGGATTACCTGGTGAATTTTCAGAACTATTTTGACAGCTCTGCTGTTACCAGTCTGGGGGTGCTTTCCGGAGCAAGCCCGATTATTCTGGAGGGCGACACTGCTGATGATTATGAGACCACCATTGCGGTTACTGATCCGACAGCGGACCGGAC